CGACTCCACCTTCCAGCCGACCCGTCTTATGTATTGGCCGAGCCATAGCGTGGACGTCGAGCCCTTTTTCCAATATTACGACGCCCCCTTCCTGGCGGCCGACTCCATCCTGGCCGAGTACCCGGACTGGACCGACACCAGCTACTGGCCGGAGTCCTCGCGCATGGCCGGGATCCGGAAGCGCCAGGCGGACAAACAAGGCGACCCGCTGGCCAAGAAGGGCGTCGTGGGCGCCTTCTGCCGCACCTACAGCATCACCGAGGCCATCGCCAAGTTCCTGCCGGACGTCTACACCCAGACGGCCAAAGAGGACCGCTACACCTACGCAGCCGGCTCAACCGCTGCCGGCCTCGTGGTCTACGACGGCGACGTCTTCGCCTACTCCAACCATAGCACCGACCCCGCCGGCGGCCAGCTCTGCAACGCCTTCGACCTGGTCCGCCTCCACAAGTTCGGCCACCTGGACGATGGCAGCGAGGGCAAGAGCGGCAAGGACCTCCCGAGCTACAAGGCCCTGGTCGCGTTCGCGAACGAAGACCCGGGCGTCAGCCTGACGCTCGCGAACGACCGAAAGAGCCAGCAGGTGCTGGACTTCGAGGGCGTGCCGCTTCCAGACGACGTCGACGACAGCTGGAAGGTCAAACTGGTCCGAGGCGAGAACGGCGACGTCAAGCCGCTGATCACCAACGCCGTGCTGATCCTGGAGAACGAGCCCGCCCTTCAGGGGATCCGGCACAACGAGCTGAGCGGCGCCATCGAGGTCAAGGGCAGGCTGCCCTGGCCGCGCCCCAACAAATACTGGAGAGACGTGGACGACGCTCATCTCTACACCTGGGTGGCGGACACCTACGGCGTCCAGTTCCCGGAGAGCCGCTTCAGCAAGGCGCTCTCCACGGTCGCAGACAAGCGACGCTTCAACCCTCTGCGGGAATACCTCCAGCAGCTCCCCGAGTGGGACAACGTGCCGAGAGTGGACACGCTGCTGGTCGATTACCTGGGCGCCAAGGACTCAGCCTACACCCGGGCCGTCACCCGCAAGACTCTGATCGGAGCCGTCCAGCGCGTGCTGCAGCCTGGCTGCAAGTTCGACACCGTCCTCGTCCTGGATGGCAAGCCCGGCATCGGCAAGAGCACCCTGCTCCGGAAGCTGGGCGGGAAATGGTTTAGTGACTCCCTCAGCATGGCCGACACCAGGGACAAGACCGCAGCCGAGAAGCTCCAGGGCGTCTGGATCATGGAGATCGGCGAGATGCAGGGCACCCGCAAGGCCGACGTCGATGTGATGAAGGGCTTCATCAGCCGCCAGGTGGACGAGTACCGCGCAGCCTACGGCCGCGTCGTGGAGCGCCACCCGAGGACGGCCATCATCTGCGGCACCACCAACAGCACCACCGGCTTCCTGAGAGACACCACCGGCAACCGGCGCTTCTGGCCCGTGCCCGTCAACGGCGGCGGCCGCCTCAGCGTCTGGGATATGACCGAGGAAACCCGCGCCCAGATCTGGGCCGAGGCCATGGTCTACGTGGCCGAGGGCGAGACGTCCTACCTGGACGCCGCGATGGAGCTGGAAGCGACCAAGGCCCAGCAGGCGGCGCTCATGTACGACGAGCGCGAGGGCGACGTCATCGACTACCTGGAGACCCTGCTGCCGGCAGACTGGGAGGACTGGGATCTGATGCAGCGCGTGGACTACTTCCAGCAGCGTGACGTCCTGGACGCCACAAAGCAGACGGGCACCGTGCAGAGGACCAAGGTCAGCGTGATGGAGATCTTCTGCGAGTGCTTCGGAAGGGCCAAGCACCACTGGACCCGCAAGGACGGCGACGAGATCGTGGCCATCATGGCGAGGATCCCGGGCTGGGAAAGACCCGCAAACGCCACCATGCGAAGCAAAGCATACGGCAAGCAGCGCGTGTTCGTCCGGAGCGGTAACGAGTAACGGAGGCCCCTGGCGGCCGTTGTTCCTCGTTACCACCACCGGCAACGGGCAAAGGGTAACGGGCGGGCATTGTTCCGCCGTCTGTTCCCTCAATCGTTACCGCCTAAAACCCAGCAACCGCAAGGGAAAACGGGCAAAGGGTAACGAGGTAACGAGCTTTTTTATATAGATTATTAAAAATAACCCTTACACACACGAAAACAGGCCCCCGCGAGGACACATACGCGCATTATAGGAAAAATTCGGGGCCTCGTTCCATATAGGAGGACCCTCATGGAAAAACGAGAACGAGATATTGAAAGCGGCCTGCGGAGGCAGGTCGAGAAAATGGGCGGCAAGTTTATGAAGTTCACAAGCCCCGGGAACGACGGCGTGCCCGACCGGATCGCCATCCTACCGGGTGGCCGGGTATGGTTTGTAGAGCTGAAGCGCGAGGGCGAGAAGCCCACGGCCATCCAGAAGTGGCAGATGGAGCAGCTGCGGAAGCTGGGCTGCAACGTGGCGCTGATTACCGGCAAGCAAGAGGCTATTGACTGGTGTATAGCCAGAGGGCTCGACCGGGAGCAGCTGGAGTACGGGCTGGAGGAGTACGCCGAGGGGCTGGCCCGGATCGAGACGGAAGAAGCAGAAGCCAGAGCCGCCAGGGAATGAGGTGCACGGCATGAAGTACACCCCCCACGACTACCAAACCAGGGCCACCAACTTCATCCTGGAGCACCCGAAGGCTGGGATGCTGCTGGAGATGGGCCTGGGCAAGACCGTCATCACCATGACCGCCATCGACATCCTGATCAACGAGATGTTCGAGGTGGATCGCGTCCTGGTCATCGCGCCGAAGCGAGTGGCCGAGGACACCTGGACACGAGAGCACGCCAAGTGGGACCACCTTCGCCATCTTCGTGTCAGCAAGGTGCTGGGATCGCCGGAGCAGCGGCGCCGGGCTCTGGCCACGGACGCCGACATCTACGTCATCGGCCGCGACAACGTGGTCTGGCTGGTGGATCTCTACCAGAAGCTGAAGACCGGCTGGCCCTTCGACATGATCGTGATCGACGAGCTCTCCAGCTTCAAAAACCCCCAGGCCAAACGCTTCCGGGCTCTCCGGAAAGTCATGCCGAGGGTGAGCAGGGTCGTCGGTCTGACCGGCACCCCTTCGGCCAACGGTCTCATGGATCTCTGGGCTGAGATCTACCTGCTGGACCGTGGCGAGCGACTGGGCCAGACGCTGGGAGCCTACCGTGAGAAATACTTCCGGCCGGGAGCCCGGAACGGCTACATCGTCTTCAAGTGGGAGCCCCTTCGGGGAGCCAGGGAGAAGATCGAGGCCGCCATCAGCGACATCTGCATCAGCATGAGCGCGGCCGACTACCTGAAGCTGCCGAAGCGGATCGACAACCGGATCCCGGTCAAGCTGAGCCCCCAGGAGATGAAGCAGTACAAGACCATGGAGGCCGAGCAGCTGCTTCACATCGACGACGAGGACGTGGTGGCCCTGAACGCGGCCGCCGTGATGACCAAACTCCTCCAGATCGCCAACGGCAGCGTCTACAGTGCCGAGG